CTACCCATCTATGCCGCCTCCGGTCTTGGGACATTTGCTGCCGCAAAGTCCCTCAGATTACAAGCCCTCAACAAAAGCGGGACGCCCACCGACGTAGCCGTACGTACTCGAGCGAGCGTCGCCGAAAGCGACAGCAAAGACACCGCTTCCGGCGCCATCGCTCCAGCCGCCCCCACGACCGCAGCACCGCTCCGCGGCTCCGTTGTTGGCGTAGAAGTAGTCGCCTTCATAGTCAATGCTGGTCTCTGTCATGAGAGCCATGCACTGCAGGTATGCCTTTGCGAAGCTGCCGATGTTGGCCGAGCATGTTGTCGTTGAGAATGTGGCGTACCTTGAGCTGTCGCTCTGGCTGGAGATCGTTGTATCCCACTGCCAGTGTGAGCTGGTGTAGTCCAGCTTCACGCTTCCGGAGGTCTGGCCGTCGTAATTGCCGCTGCCGTCCTTGTGCGGTGTGATGAACAGGTCTGTGAATCCGGTTGCACCGGCGGCGATTGCCTTCCACTCGGTTGAGTTTGCAGACATGTCGACATCCGGATCAGCTGCGTTGTTGTACGGAATGACCTGCAGCTCACCATAGACCAGTCTGATGCCGGCAACCCATTCCCACACGTTTCCGTTGAGGTCCCAGATTCCGTCAGGCTGCTTGTTGTGGCTCCATGTCAGGGGGCCTGTGCCTGTAGCTACACGGCAGACGTTGCCGCCGGAGCTGTACTTCGGGATGGCAACATAGTTTGTCTCGCGGCTGTCCTTGCCGTAGTTGTTGTTTCCGTAAGGCAGGAAGCCGTTCTTCTTGCAGGTCAGGGCGATGAAGGCCCACTCTGCAGCTGTGATCTCGTGATGTCCTGCACCCTTGTTCCTGCAGTACTGCACGAAGGTGTCGAGGGTCATGGAGTTGGCCGGGTCCTGTCCGGGAAGGCTGTAGAGCCTTGAACCGTGGGCCACGCCCTGGTATTTACCGATGAAGATCGAAGACTTCTCCACGCCGCTCACGAGGAATGCGGGATGGACGGAGCTGTCTCCGCCCGATTCGAGCATGGAGTTCATGGCTCTGGCAGCCAGCTCCACATAAGCTCCGGGAAGGCCCTTGTCGTCGTTGATCAGGGCATTGTTCGGGGCAATCATCTTCAGTGCCAGATTGGTTGTGTCAAAATTCGGCATTTCTTTCGCTCCTTTTATTCTTCAGATTCGATTGAACCGTTCTCCGGAAGGTATCCTTCGATACTCCACAGGGAGAGGGTCACGTCCGCCATATCGAGAGGAAGCGGTTCGCGCTTGATGACTGTCTCACCTTCTTCCTCAACCTCTGTCTCGGTGTATTTGCGGGCCGGGATGTCGACCTGTGCGACATACCAGAGGCCTTCGGCCATGCCGATCACAAGGTTGCGATCCTTGTCTGCGCAGATGTCCTTGTGGACATCGTAGTCGCGCTGGAACTTGTCGCATCTCAGGGAGAGCACATCGTCCCCGAATGTCAGCTTGTAGCCGTCCTGCTCGAAGGCTATCTTGCGGCCTTCATCCATCTCAACAATCTTGACTGTCGTTGTTCCTTCCATTACGCGAGCCCTCCTATGACTCTGATTCTGAGAGAAACGCTCGTGCCGCTTCCGTCGAAGCTGATCTTGAAGCCGTTGAGCGCCTTGTCACTTACGATGATTTCGCCGACCTCTCCCGTGTGGGATGTCACCTCGCAGTCCACCTGGTAGTCGGTGTGGTTTCTGCGCTTTGTAAGTGACACCGATACCGGAGAGTCCACGGTGCTGTTGAACGGGAAGACCTGGTTGTTGGTCAGCGTCAGGGTCTTCTCCTCGACCTCCGTGTCCCTCGAAATCTGGCCGAGCCTTGCGGTCAGAAGCTCGATTGCGGTCTGGTTATCCAGGATTCCGAAGTCGATGTCGTTCAGGTTTGCGGCATTGATGTCCGTTCCCTTCTGAATCTCAGGGAGATAGTGGAACAGGATTGCCGCTCCGTTGGCCGGCGCACTGTCGAACACGACCGTGTGTGTCGCTCTGTTGTAGTACCAGTCGGAGACCCTTGCACCGTTCACCGTAACCTTGACGATGAACAGCGGTGCGGCTGAGATCACGAAACCTGTCTGTGAGCCGTTCCCTGTCGCCGAGGCCGTTGTGAGCACTATGTCAAGAATCTCGTCCTGCCAGAGTTTGACGTTGTACATTACGTTCACCTCCTCTTTTTCATGCCTCTACGATAGGCAGTGTGAATTTGATCATGACCCCCTGACCGGAGACCTTTGCGATGTTCTCGCTCTGCTGCAATGCCACGACGTTGCGTGTATCCACCAGCCTCGAGGCAGTGATTGTCGTCGCCACATTGTCCAGTGCGGAACAGACGGCGATGATGACCACCGAGGTTCCCTGAATCTCCTTGGTCTGTATGTCCGCCGTGTACCATGTGCCGCCCGCCTGAAGCTGGACCTTGCTGATGGCCCTCAGCCACTGCTTGCGGCGTTCATTTAAGAAGTCATTCTGATATGCCATAGAATCCTCCTCCTGGCTTGCTTATAAGTACCCGCAGACGGATACGCCTGCGACCGGGTATCTCAGGGAGGTCGCCTGGCTTTCGACATCAGCCGAGGTGTTCCCCTTGGTGTTCTTGCCGACCTGTGAGGCATGAGGCTCATTGCCCGACACGAGCTTCCCCAGTCTGCCTGCAGCCGGCCTGGTATAGTCGACCCGGAGCATGAGAATGTCCTTGCGGGCTTCCACTTTCGGATCGTCGACATGGCCAACGTTCATCACATGAGGCAATGTGCCGCACCGGATGAACGCTATTCCCATCGCACCGCCCTGAACACCGCATTTGACGGTGTATTCATGCTCGAGGTATGCGTAGATGCCGAGCATCCTGGAGCGTGCGTTCTTGGCCGCTTTTACGGCCTCCAGGAACTCGTTGAATGCCGCCTGATCCTGGATGTCTGTTTCCACGAGCACATAGAACGTGTACGGCACCCCGTCGTATTCCCACCATTCATACATGTGGGCCTCTCCGAGGTAGGAGCCTATCAGCTTCTCTACTGCGTAGTTGGTACCTCTGTGCGCCTTGATCAGACGTGCGTTCTTTATGGTGGCCCGCTTCGCCTCGATGCTCATGCTCTGGGATTTGTACCAGTCAATGTTCAGCTCCCAGGCGATCTCGTCCAGTGTGCTCTCGGGCAGGTTGTCTATCTGGTCCCAGATCCTCAGCTGCTCGACACGGCTCCCGGGATCCTTGATCAGCTGATCAACCACCCCGGCGAGCGCTACATCTGCCTCGTCCTTCCTCATGAAGACGGGCAGGAGCTTGACGGTGCTGGGATTGTCAATCTTCATTGCCATCTCAGTTCACCCCCTCCCGTACCACATGTGTGACGGTCTTGTTTCCGGAGAACTTGGCGATTGTCGTGGCCGGCAGGTCCTGATAGACCGGCTTGACCACATTGACCATTGTGGCCGCGACCGAGCCCTCCCAGTCAGGCGCGAGGATCAGCTTGCGCAGGTAGTCAGGGTTGAGGTCCCTGTTCAGGCTGGAGCCCTGCCAGTAGTTGTATCTGTCTATGGCTCCACCGTCGCCCTCGACCGATGCTACGCAGGCCGATTCTTCGGCTTCTGTTGTGTAGTATTCAATTTCAATGTCGTAATAGATTACGTCAGGAGCCTTGACCGATACCCTGTCTGTCAGAGGCTTGACGTCAGGCGCGGAGCAGCTCTCCAGGACAGCCTGCAGGAGCGATGCGCTCGGTACCTCTCCGCCGTAGCAGATCGGTGTGATCTCTACGCACCCGGCCTGTTCGACGACAATCTCGACGTCGACCGTGCTCTCGCTGTACAGCGATCCGGAGCTGATCAGTTCGATGTCAAGAAGCCCGTTGCTGTAGGTGTAGCTATAGTCCGTGCCCTCAGTCTTCGGCGTGGTACCGCCGTGCGTGTAGAGCTTCAGCGTGGATGCCTCGAAGAACTCTCCTCCGAGGAATACATGCTTTTCCGTTGACTTTGAGTACACCGGGCATTCCTGCTTCACCGTCTTGCGCAGGTAATCCACAACCGCATCCGCGATCTGTGTCGGGTCCGCTTTGATGGCCCAATAGCGGTATGCTGCGCTCGGGCCAGCGGTTGACAGGCTTGCGTCGCTCTCGCGGATCCTTGCGCGGTAGCTCTCGTCGCTCTCCTCGTCGGCACCGTTCTCTGAGGCTGTTGTGTTCATCACCCCGTCCACAAGCGGGACGAGGGAGACATCCACGATGGTCTTGATGGCGCCTATGGGAATATCGTTGTATGCCACACCGCCTTCCATGGCCGTAGCCGAGACCTCGACATAGGTCTGGCCGGCCTGCAGGACAACCGTTTCATCGGTAGTAAAATACCTCACGCTGTCGCTTGTGACCCTCAGCCCCTGCGGAATGACTATGTTCTGGCTGATTGCCGCTGCGACGTAGAACCTCAGCGTCACCGTAGCCTTAGTCGGTGTCTGCCTCTCGCACTTCCAGTTCTCCCCCAGTGCATCCAGGACTTCGCCCCTTGCATACCGGAGCATCTTCTGCCGGCACGCATCGTTCACGCTGTTGAACAGGGACACAAAAAGAGGAGCGAGTCCCGCCTCTGCGAAGACCCGCCTTTCATCTCCTGGATACAGGGGCTCAGACACCCCG